AATTTATGGATAAAGAAGACAAAATCACGACCTATGGTGTTCGTTACCTAGGGAGTAAAAGCAAGATATTGCCGTTGATCATGCAAGTGATTGATGACTTAGATAAAGAAGATATGAAAGTAATTGATGTGTTTACAGGCACGACAAGGGTCGCTCAGGCTCTCAAAATGAGAGGTTATGATGTTACCACTAGTGACTTATCTTGGGCCTCTGAAGTGTACTCTGAGGCGTTTATATGCAATAATGGCGAGGTATCGTACCTTCAACAATATATAGATCAGTTGAACCTTGTCCCACCAAAAGCAGACTGGTTGACTAACAATTATTGTGATGTTGATATAATAGTCGACAAGAAGGTATATGATATGATCTCTGAAGAGGTTGAAGAAGAAGGTAAAAAAGTAATGAAAACAAAGAAAGCAAAGACTTTCACCATGGAGAAGGAGACAGTTAATATAAAAGTCTGGCATCCGAAGAACGGAGCCAAGGCAGATGCAATAAGAGAGGAGATCGAAGTCATGGAGATTGAGCCATGGGAAAAATCCTATCTCATTACCTGTCTTATCTTCGCACTTGACAAGCTGGACAATACAGTAGGCCTTCAACAAGCCTATCTTAAAGGTTGGAAATCAGATAGGGTACATAAAGACTTAGTATTAACTGCCATCCCAAGCATTGAAGGTATGGAAGGACAACATCTATGTGGTGATGCTCTTAAACTAACTTATCCAAATGCATCGGTTGCCTATCTTGATCCGCCATATACAGCAGCAGACTACTCAACGTACTATCATATATGGGACAGCATCGCTCGTTGGGACAAGCCACAAGTAAGTCTCAAGACCAACAGAAGAATAGACAGAGTAAAGCAAAAGACAAATGAGCACTGGGATAAATCAATGAAGAGCCCTTGGTATTCAAAGCGCACAGCCTTGGAAGCAACCAAACAACTGATTGACAGACTTCCTGTTAGATATTGTGTATTCTCTTACTCAGACGAGGGTCTTATCAAGTATAGTGACATGGAGGACATATGTAAACAATATGAGGATTACAAGTTCCATCAAAAAGAACATGATAGACATGTCATGTCCCGCATCGGAGCAGGTGGAGACAAAGCAGAGAATGCAAAGAAAAAGAAGAACATCGAATACGTTATCGTAATCGATAAGGGAGAGCAAGTAGATGAAGAAGACATTACAGCTGATTTTACTGGTGAAATATTTTAAGAAAAAAACTTGACAAATAACGCAAACGTGTTATAATATAAACAGAAGGAGGTTGAAGGCTAAATTGAGAGCCCAAGTGATCTCCAACAAAAAGACTTCATTAAGTCATGCTCTCTTAACAATGAATTAACAACCTTGGAGGATACTATGCCGTACAATTCATACAACAAACATTACACAAACTACCGTGAGCTTCGCCTTGAAGCTAAGCCACAACGCAATCTTCATGATACGGTTTACGAACCAGTAACTGGTGCTACCGTAAAATTCGATTATGAAGAAATAAAAGAAGACACAGAGCTGATCCAATATCGATGGGAAGTAGCAAAAACCAAAGCCTCAATTGCCTATCTTGAAGAGCAAAAGAAATTCCATAGCAAGTTGGTGCGCTTTCCTATAGCCATAGGCAATATGAATCTTCCGGAATTTTACGAAAGAACGAACACAGAATCAACAAATACACGCAATTTTTATGGTGATGAAAAGTATCGCAAAGCTAGTTGGTCCGAAAGAAGGCAATCAGCGATTACTTCTTGGGATGTGTGGAAGAACGAAAAGATAGGGTCTTTAACAGACTACCGTGGCTATGACAACGACTGGAACATTCGTAAAAAATCTCATAAAGAAAAGGTCCAAGAGGAGTTTGAATATATGACAACCGGCGACGGTTTCAACTATTATCTCAACGAATTGGCTATAGCAGAAAATCTCAAGATACATGAGGAAGTGTTTGGTGAGGCAAACACACTTGCTGTTTTTATTGCTGAAAACGAAAGAAGAGTTCGCGCTCAAAGAGAATCGCTTTATGTCGACATTAGAAAGTTAAAAAATGGAGTTCAAAAGGCTATGAATGATTTGAGTCCACAGCGGAGATCAGAAAGTCCCTATTATCAAGGAGATGCAACAAAACTAATTTCTTCAATGAGGTCTATCAACAAGAAAATTAAAGATTTAGAACAAGATCTTGTTTGTTTCAAAGAAGCATTTGCTTCCGAGTGGGGGAAAAACACGGTCTTATCTGCCTTTGGCAACACTGTCGAAGAGATAAGCAAAAAGAATCCTTATCTTGAAAAAAGAATTCTTTGGGAATCTCTTCTAGAAGACACAAGGGTCATTTATAACAATATCATAGAAAGAATAGGGTCCTTGGAGCAACACCTTGAGAGTCTGGGAACGGAAGAAGAGTTCGTGGCTCAACAAGAAGAGAGAGATAAACTATTCCGTCAAAGATATGAGCGAAAGGAAGAGATAAAAAGAAATTTGGAAGATCGCCGCTTAGCTAGAATAGAAGCATGGCCCGATCAAAAAGAGGAAGACAGAGTTGCGGCTCTTTTGGAGAAAATAAAGAAAACTGGGTATGGTCATGGTCACCTCTCATCAACTGGTAAAGAGAAATATTTCTATACCGAATTTGATGAGGCTAAGAAAGCAGAAATCAATATGTTCAATCAGGACGGCAGAAGACTTGATCTTTATCCGAAAAAAATCTCAGTTTCGTTCACAAAGTGGAACAAAGAAAGGCGCCGAAGAGAGAGTCGGGAACGTTCAATATCTGGCTATTTTCACAGAACCTTTCGAGAACTTAAAGAATAAAAAAAATAATAAAAGTCCCTTGACAAATTGTCGAGGGCATGTTATAGTATAACTACACAATAACCAATAAGGAGGATTTATGTGGAATGATAATAAAGACAAAATAGTAATGGTCGCCGAATGGGACGACGAAGACACAGACAAAGACGAAGCAGGTCATATGATCGACTTTATCAAATCTGTGAAGGCAATAGAGGACGCGATGGCTCCATACAAAGAGCAATTGAAGGATCTCAAAGCAGACTATAAGGAGAATGAATGGCTTGATGCTAAACAACAGCGAACAGCCGTTAAGATCCATAGGATGATCAAAGATGATGTTGATATGGACGAGTTTATTGACCTATTCAACTCTATTAAGCAAGTTGTACCATCAGGAGGTGAATAATGGAAGTGACAAATGAAAACCCACACGAAACCCCCTTGTTAACTCAAGGGGACTTAGCAGTCGCTGCTTTTTGTGTATCAGAAGTCTTTAACTCTTATCTTGAGAACTATCAAGAAGAAGATTATGGAGACTTAACCAAAGAACAGATGGAAACGTCTATGAACAACTTGAGACTAGCCTTTATAAAGTTTGACTCAATGTTGAAAGCACTCAACCCAGATCCGGAGGCACCAGATGAAAGTGAAAATCAAGAAACTGAGTCCTGATGCCAAGGTGCCTAGATATGCAAAACCCGGAGACGCTTGTATGGATCTCTATGCTGTAAGTCACATCATAGATAAGTACGGCAACCAAGTCTACGATACACAGATAGCCATGGAGATACCCGACGGATATGTTGGGCTTATCTTTCCACGGTCATCAGTATCAAAGACTGGCTTATCTCTTCGCAACGCTGTCGGTGTTATTGACTCTGGATACAGAGGACCGATAATACTCAAGTTCAGTGGAAAAACTAATACATATCTCGCAGGAGACAGAGTAGGGCAGATAATGATCTTGCCTTATCCGCAGATAGAATTTCTTGAAGTCAATGAACTTTCGGATTCTGAACGTGGATCGGGTGGTTTTGGTTCAACCGGAACTAATTAGAATATGTCAGAAGTTAAAAAGAAAGTCGTATTTATGGATACAGATATACGACATGCACAACTAAGAATTCAGCTTGAACGAGAAAGTCTCACACAGGCTGAATTCTTCCGTGCTTGCCTGACGGGGATGATTGAGAATGACTCAGCCTTCATGAATTATATACGCAAATACAAAGACAATAAGAACATCGGACAGAAGCGTTCCGCCAAGGTTTTGGAGAAGGAAGACAAAGCATCAGATGATCTTATGAAAAAGTTCGGTATAAAAGATGATGAGCTTGAGAATATTTTTGATTTAATTGCCGAAGAACATCCGGATCTATAATACTTTTCCACTTTTAGCTTCTATTTATAATAGATTGAACATTAAGGAGATATAATCAATGTCTAAAAAACTTTTATCAGAAGCCCAAGTACGTCGTTTTCAAAGCTTGGCAAGCATTAGCCCTCTCAATGAGATGTATAATGAAGAAATATATGAAGCAGAAGAAGAAGTAGACGCTGCTGAAGAACCAGCTGACTTAGCACCTGTAGAAATGGATGATGCTCCTGAAGAAGCACCTGAAATGGACCTAGCTGACGCCGATGGCGAAGAAGTCGAAGTAGAGGAAGAGATGGTTGAAAAAGCCGCTGCTGCTCTCGGAGACCTCCAAGCACTTGTTGACGCTCTCGGTGGAGAAGCTGCACCAGCTGACGACATGCCAGACATGGGTGCTGAAGAACCAGAAATGGATTTGGGTGCTGAAGAACCAGAAATGGATTTGGGTGCTGAAGAACCAGCTGGTGACGAAGATGAAGAAGCTCTTCTAGAATTAGCTCTTGAAGGGATCAAATATGAGCCTTCGCAAAAAGAGATTGTTAAGGTTGTTGCTAAGAGAGTCGCTCGTCGTCTTTTAGAAGCCAAGCGAGCCCAAGCAAAACTTAACAAAGCCCTTGGAAAGAAATAATTTGACAAACGCTTTATAACGTGTTATAATATATAAGGATGTCCAACATCCTTTTATTTTCTGGAGGTTAAGTGGAACAGATATTACTTTACATCTGCATATTCTTTTGCGGTTGGGTGTGTCATTCCATATTCTCCTACATAATGTCTCTCGGATATTCTGTGATGTTACTTCGGAATCTCTTGAGGGACGTCGTATATATGATAGTAAGGATAGTAGAGGTTGCTTACCTTGTTCATGAAATGCGAATGATTGAACTGGCAAGACTAAACCTCTCTCAAGTAGAGAAAGAAAACCATGTTAAACTTCATGAGATTCAAATGAATAATATGAAGCGAGACATTGTTAGCTCAATCACTAGGAACTTTCCAAAAAGCTTTAGTAACTTGGTTGAGTTCCATGATTGGGATACTATGATGAAATGGATAGATAAAGAACTAAAAATCAACAAGGAGGCCAAATGAGATTTAGTAAACAATTTACAACACCAAAGAAAGATAAGAAAAAGAAAGCCAAACCTGTTCCAGTCGAGGAACAAGTGAATGACGAACCAACAGAAGAAGAAAAGGAAGCAGCCGCTGCTTTGATGGCAGCACTAACAGGTGGTGGAGGAGATGATAAAGATCTCCGTTCAATTCTAATGTATGGAGACGTCAATGAAGACAGAGCAGCCGAAATGATCGTCGGTATCATAAGTCTTTCAGAACAAGAGCCAAAGGAAGGGAAAGAACGCCTTGATGATATGAAGATATACATCTCAACTTATGGCGGTTCTGCTGACGATATGATGTCCATTTACGATATCATGCGACTTGCAAAACATAAGTGTGACATCGAAACTGTTGGCATGGGAAAGGTAATGTCAGCGGGAACTCTCCTGTTAGCATCTGGAACCAAGGGAAAGAGAAAGATAATGAAGAACTGTCGAGTTATGATCCATGCAGTATCTGCTGGTTCAGTTGGAGCGATCCACAATCTTCAGAACGAGCTGGAAGAGATACAAGCAATACAAGATGCTTATATCCGATGTCTTGTTACAGAGACTGACTTGACCAAGAGACAGCTCAGGAAGATGTTAGATCAAAAGGTTAACGTATACCTTACGGCAGAAGAAGCCGTTGAATACGGACTTGCAGATGAGGTAATATAATGGACGCAGAGTTTTATAATGAAGCTTCCGCCTCTCGTCTTGGATGGACACCCGACTGGTTCGGGTGTTCGTCGTTTGATGAAGAGTTGACGAAAGCAGTTAAAGAGTATCAAAAGAGAATTGGTCTCAAAGCCGATGGCCTATGTGGTCCCGGCACTTACCGAAGGATATGGACTGACCGAGAGGCATCCCTAGAATACCTTCAAGATAATATACCTGAGCATAAGAGCACAAGTATCATCTACAATAACGATTATTTTGATATTGATTGGCCCAAGGTTGTTCTTCCGTTTATGCAAGGAGGAATGAAACTGACCAAGGGCTATAAGAAAGTAGTCGAGAAGAGAGAGATAAAGAACTTTGTATGCCATTGGGACGTCTGTCTCAACTCAAAGTCAACCTTCCGAGTCCTACAGAACCGTGGGTTATCTGTTCACTTCCTCATAGACAACGATGGTACAATATATCAACCGCTGGACATGAACCACATCGGATATCATGCAGGCTCTTCCAAGTGGAACGCAGCATCTGTTGGTGTTGAGATAGCAAACGCATACTATCCTAAGCACCAGTCATGGTACGTTAAGCACGGTTTCGGAGAGAGACCGGTGTGGGACAAGGCGAAGGTTCACGGCAAGACTCTAAAGCCATTTTTGGGCTTTTATGACGTACAATTGGAAGCTCTTAAAGCTCTGATGAAAGCTGTTCATGGTGCTGCTGGTATCCCATTGAAGACACCAAACACTGACACAACATACAGAACGGCGGTTAACGGAACATATCGCGGTTTTATATCGCACTATCATTTGAAAAAAACCAAGATCGATTGTGCCGGATTGAACATTAAAGAACTAATTAAGGCAATAGAATAGGAGTTTCATAAATGAAATTAGACGAAAAGGCAATAGACAAGATGATTGTAGAAGTGTTAAACGAAAGGGAGGAATTTCCATATTCGGTTCAGAACCCGAAGGATTTTCCACACTATAAAGGACACTCAGCACAAGCCAAGTCAGCAATAAATGCACTCATGGGAGCCGTCCATCCAGATAATATTCTTGATAATAAAGACATTCAATATTTGATCGACAATGTAGATGCTTTAGAAATAGAACACGTAAAAGCATCAAGATTTTTAATAAGGAGTTTTAAAGATGGCCTGAAGGATGGTAAATTTGGAACCCAAAATGAAATCAATAAAGCAAACACTGCGATAGAACTATTATCTCAGATCGAGCTGTCGTATGATCAGAAAGTTCAAGCCGCTCAAGTGCCGGATTCTACAATCTCAGGGCCAGAGTTTTCCACAAGAAGAGCAGAGACTGGTGAATTTCCACCAGCACAAAAAATGATAGTACAAAGAGCCATGGCCCATGCCGGAAATATCTACAGCAGGATAAAAGCTCTTAGTAAAATCTCTAGTCAGTATTTTCAAGCATCTGTTGGGAAGGGAACTGGAAAAGATGATTTACAAAGCAAAACTGCATCGGAGATATTGAATGATATAATGTTATTGGATACTTTCAACTATGTCATCAAAGATATGGACGCAGGAGCAGGTGCTTATCTTTTTGAATATCTTCTCGCCATGCTGGTTGAAGGTAGAGTAACGGGAAAAGAAACAACTGATGAAGGAAAAATGGGAGCCACTGACTTCATAAGCGCAGATGGGACCAAGGGTAGTGCAAAATACTATTCCAACCCTTCAAATGTAGGCCAAGCCGTTGGTGGGTTTAACGTCAATGAACCTGTAAAATATGTCGTGGGCATAAAAAAAGAAGACATAAAAGACACAGGAAGAAATCAGGCTAGTAAAGGTGGAAAATCAGATCCAGCAAGAATAGTCGCAATTGACTTGTTTTATTTTTCTGTAAACATGGATAGCCGTGGAAAGTTTAAAGCCGGTAACAGGGATTTGAAAGTTAAAGTGGATGGTACGAAGAAAAAAGTTATACTAGACAGTGCGATTGACAAAAGCTCACACGCAGGAACAATTTATCTAGCATCTGTAGCCACTTCAAATTTTGCTGAGATGATGGACAATGCTATAGAAACAACACAACAAGATATTCAAGAAGCATACACTGCTATGAAAAATATGTTCGCCGAGATGCAAACAGTAAAACAATCTACAAAGATGTATATTTCTTCTGGTGATATTGCCAAAGGAAATGATGCATTCGAATCCTTGAAGAAAACAGAGGATAATTTCTCAACAGTCGTTAAAAAGCTAGCCAGCGAAGAAGGGTACGGTCAAATGGATCAAACAACCAATAAAATCGTTCAAGAAAATAAGTTCGAATCTCTTGACCAACTGATAGCCGAATCGATACGAGACATAAGAAAAAGTATAAAATAATACTTGACAAATAACCCAAAAGCGGTTATAATATATATATAAGTTTAACATGGAGGCCAAATGAATAAGACTTATTCTAACGGAAGTGCTTTGTCCGAAGCTCTTCTAAGAGGTATCGACACTCTTGCTGATAACGTAGCAAGCACTCTCGGTCCTAAAGGACGAAACGTGATTCTATATCACAAAGACCAAGACACTCCCGTCGTAACAAAAGACGGAGTAACCATCGCCAAGTTCATTGAGCTTGATGATCCGGTCGAACACGTTGGAGCACAGATTGTGAAACAAGCAGCAGAACAGTCAGCCAACACAGCCGGAGATGGAACGACAACAACTACCGTTCTTGCAAGAGCCATGATCAAAGAGGCTCAAAGGTATATTGTAAGCGGTGTCTCTCCAATTGAAATAAAGAGAGGAATGGATATGGCTTGTCAACAGATCGTTGAAACCCTGAAAGAGTCTGCAAGACAGATAAGATCAGAAGAAGACATCAGAGACATCGCAACCATATCAGCAAACAATGATGAATCTATTGGAACACTTATATCCACAGCCGTTGATAAAGCGGGCAAGGATGGCTCTGTGCTCATTGAAGAGGCAAGGTCTATGAAAACCACCTTGGAACTCATAGAGGGCTTTAGAATGGACACTGGGTACCTTGCAAGCTCATTTATAACCAATGAGAGAACAGGTACTGTGGAATATGACAATCCCCTCATTCTTGTAACAGATGATAAGGTGGAACATGTTGAACAGATTTATCCAACTTTGGAATTAGCAGCAAGAGAATCCCGTCCTCTTGTTTTGGTGGCCTCCGAAGTGGAGGGTCAAGCTCTTGCTGCCCTTATTATGAATAGCGTTAGGGGCACGATGAAAGTCTGTGCCGTTAAAGCACCGAGATATGGCGAGGAACGGAGGAAGATCCTTCGTGACCTCTGCCTGTCTGTCGGAGCCACTTTTATTACTAGGGAAGATGGAATCCAACTAAAGGATATCCAGCTCGGTCATTTCGGTCAGTCAAAGTCAATATCAATAGGAAAACTCTGGACCACTATTGTTGGTGGAACAGGAGACTACGATGGTATTGATAAACAGATCGAAGTACTTAAGGTCGAGATATCACAGACAGATAACATCAAAGAGTGTGAGCGTATCCAAGAAAGGATTACGAGACTTGCTTCTGGTGTGGCCGTTGTTCGTGTTGGTGCCGCCACAGAGATCGAGATGATTGAGAAGAAGCATCGCATTGAAGATGCATTAGAAGCAGTTAGATCGGCTCAAGAAATGGGGGTGATCGCTGGTGGTGGGGCAGCCCTTGTGAGAATGTCTGAGGCGGTCACTGTGACTACCAAAGAGAAAGGTGGTATGTTAGGTTTCCAAATAGTACTGGATGCGTGTGAAGCCCCTCTGAGGCAGATGTGCTTAAATGCTGGAGAATCTCCGGACATTATTGTCAACAGAGTCAAGAACTCTGATAGGAACTGTGGCTATAACTTTATGACAGGACAGATAGAAGACTTCTTTGAGTCTGGTGTTATCGATCCAGTTAAGGTTACCATTTCAGCTCTTGAGAACGCAACTTCGGTTGCATCAACACTAATTACAACTAATCATGCAATAGTTAAAACATAGACTACTTAACGGAGATACAATATGACTGATGAGCAAATGCAAAACTTGTTAACTTCTATTATCGAGATGAAGAACAATCTTGAACGAATGGCAGAGAAACAAGAGGAAATGATTGATGACGTAAAGCAAATAAAGAAAGCCGTATATGACCCTGAGCAGGGTCTTTATGCTAGGCTAAAGGCTCTAGAGAACTGGAAAGAGTCGACCTCAAGGGTTATATGGGTTGTTCTGACAACGGTTGTTGGTTTAGTTACCGCAACACTATACCAAAGCTTTTTACCATAACGGAGGGAATATGAGAGTTAAAATAGCATACACAGTAGAAATTGAAGAAGTAGAGACCGAAGTTCAAGAGATAATATCTAAAGGTTTGAAAAACCTAGAAGATGCCTTAGAAGATGCTAATGAAGTCTGTAAAGGACTAAATACTTCGAAGGACTTGGGAGAACTAATTTTAAGAATAGAAGAGACCAGAATTAATTTATTTAAAGCGGACTCTAATCTTTCTGATTGCCATGAAATCTTAATGGGATATTCTAGTGTACTCAAAAAGATAGAAACGGGAGGAGATAATGAAGAAATTTAAAACAGGTGATCTTGTGCATGTCCCAGCAGGAGCCTATCGAATGAAAATGCAAAAGGATGGTCAAATGACCATACCATGGGATTGTAATTTGAGCATGAGACCTTTGTTGGGTGTGTTTAAACAACAGGTCAATGAGAGAGAGTGTATCGTACTCTTTCACGACGGAGAGTGGGTCGTTGATTCAAACCACGTATATTTAAAAAATAAAGGAGAGACAGATGATAGAGTTAGTGAGTATAGTGAAGACTGGGGAAACTTGGTATCTCAATAAGGTCGTGGTAAACGCCCAATATATAACAACAGTTTCAGAATCCAGAGAGTATAATGAGATGCTGAGAGAAGGAAAGATCAACATGGGTTTGAGCGAACATGTGACATTTAGTGTAATCACTCTTAATAAGAAGTCTGGTTTCGATGAAATGATTATAGTTGGTTCCCCATCTCAACTTCTCGAGAAGATAAAGAAGAACAACAAACAGTTATTGAAGGGGTAATAATGTATATTATATATGGAAAGAAATTATGCAATTATTGTAACAAAGCAGTAACACTACTCCAGAGCAGAGGTTTGAGCTTTGTATACCATTCTATGGATGATAGAGCAGATGAGTTAGTTGAGATATCTACTATTTATAATTGGAGGACCGTACCCCTTGTTATCAAAACAAAAGATTCAGATAGCAAATTTATCGGTGGTTATGATGATCTTGTCAAAAGACTGCAAATCGAGATATCTGAGGAAGATGATTAATAAAATAATTAGAACTATAGATAATGAGTTATATTGTGAGGTCCACCTAAAAGAAGACGACTCTTACTTCTTCCCAGCTGAAGATTATTACGACAATGACGGAAACTATGGAGATCTATTAGTAAAGTCTCGTCGTTCCAACTGGGATACTATATTGGAGATGGTACCACTGATTGGCGAAGCTCACGTCCACTATATGATGCTAACAGAAGGCATAGAAGAAGCAGAGAGGCCACCCATAATAGAACATTATGAGCACTGGAGAAAAGGAATACATTGGCTAAACCACCATGGTTTTGATATAGACCAAGTAGAATGTTATAAACGCATGATAAAAAAATTATCTTAAGGAGATAAAATGAAGATAGAAAAGCCGTGGGGACACGAGATACGTTGGGCAATCAACGAAAAGTATCTTGGAAAGATCCTTCATATAGAAAAAGGACAAAGATTATCCTTACAGTTACACGAACAGAAAGATGAAACTATTTATGTTCTCAAGGGAACAGTTGTCGTACAACTCAGTGACAAAACTTTAATATTGGAAGAAGGCGAGTCGTTAAGAATTCAGCCAAAAACAATTCACAGATTTTGTTCAACGTTGGAAAAACCTGTAACACTCATTGAAGTCTCAACACCAGAGATAGATGATGTTGTGAGACTTGAAGATGATTACGGGAGAACACAATGATTTGGTTTCTATCACTGATGTTGTTAGTCTTCCGTTCGAGAAGGGATATCTAAGATCTTTAAACCGTTGCTATAAGCCAAGTCTATAAGAGTATCCTCATTATAGATCTTATAGCATTCAAGAGCCATACGAAGCTCAAACATCATGTCACCGTTACAGTAAGGCTTATAAATGTCTTCAATGTTATCGGTACCTATACCTACCGTTAAGCCCCATTCCAACATTTCGTCAATCGGCGTCATTGAGTTGTGAGTGGGACTTAGCGTTTCTGTGCGTTGATGGTCTATCCACGCAGATGGACAGCATATAAACTGTAACCCTGCGTCCTTAGATAAGCTATAGACGTGGTTCCTATACATCTTTGGGTGACATGCTAAAGATATAGAGTGCACTGCTACAACCCGGCCTTCTAAACCGTACTCTATAGTCTTCTGAGCAAGCCATTCTGTCTCTCGTTCTTCTACTATGTTGAGCTGGTCAACATGTACATGAACCTTCTTGCCTGTGCTCTTTGCAACCGAGAATAATATATCCAAGTGTCTATCGGGATCTTCATCGGATTTGGGAAGCCCACCAAGAAAGTCAAGACTCTCCACGTTGTTCTCAAATAGAGCAAGGTTTTCCCTTGTAAAGCCACCAACAGTTTGGTTGCCTATATACAACCCCACTCCCTCTCTTAACAGCTCCTCTTTGGCACGTAGGGCCCCGTAAAGTGCCTTCTCATGAATGGTGTTATCGAGATCTATAAATGACATTACCCTATTGGTGTTGAACTCTTTCTGTCTCAAGCATGCATCTAATATGCCGGTGTAATAATTGTATTGAGATAGTTGTTTCTTAACCTCGTTGACAAGTTCCCACTTCTGCTGCAAGTGTCTTTTGGTTAAAGCACTGTCGGTATATTTCATTGTCCCTGCTCTATCGATATGAGCATGACAGTTGATAAAACCATTGATAAGCTTGCGTTTTAGACTGTGTATTGACATCTAGAGTAAATAGGAAAGCGTATGAAAAAGAAACATCGTTGTTTCAAACAAATGCCCTCTAGTTACTTATAGAGGGTGGAGTTATGTTATGGACGTTGTTTTTGTTCCTTTCGTGTCAGATGTTTTATTATTCTGATGACACAGTTAGCGAGATCGAGGTATCTCAAATATCCAGTGAATACAACATTGGTATAGCAAAAGCGATTAATAGCTCTCTAAAGATTTATTCCTTTGAAAACGGAATAATCATGAGCCATGGTTCTGGGAACCTATTCCACGTTGGTAGTCATTTGTTTGTTTTAACAGCCAGTCATGTCGTTGAAGGATCAGAGACCATATTGCTTGAAGAACTTAACGGGAACATGGTTTCTGCTTCATTGGTGTACCACAATCAGTATACAGATTTAGCAATCCTGATGCCTCATGGAGAATTCACCGATACGAAATCTATAAGTTATATCGTTAGTAAAGAGCATGATATACTGGCAAAGAAATTGCACTATTATGGATATCCCGAGAATCTAGATGGCCTCTTGGTGACAGGATTCGTTAGCCAATCAAACTACAAAAGAATATTAATGCAATCATATGCGTGGTTCGGAGCCTCCGGGTCAGCAGTATTCGATAATGCTGGTCGAGTTGTTGGTGTCGTACATGCGATATCAACCCAGCAGGATCCTACAACAGGGTACCCACTAATGGCTGAGAATATCGTGGTTGTGCATAGAACATATGATTTGTCTAGACAAACAATTAGGGAGCACTTAGTTAATGCAAAAGCTAAAGATAGGCACCCTAATTAACGATAATGACAAACTAGGCGTTGTCACAAGGGTTATTGAAATGGGAACCTTAGATGTTTCCATAGATATCATCAACTGGAGGGCAAACTATGAAGTCCATTACGTAGATGGTGTCGTATCAATCCTTGGCTGCAAAACTGTGGAAAGATTAATTAAAGAAAACAAAATCCAAATTGTTTTTTCACCTACTACCCCCCTACCCCCCTCCTCTTCTTCTTCCGAGATCCTGCGCGAGTCCATGCACCTGTGTGAGCAAGGCCAAGAACAAACAAAGAAAGATGGGAGGAACAAATGTGCACATCAAAGACGAAAAAAAGACCAATAGTCTCATAAATCCTGAGTGGTCTAAGAAACAAAAGATACTTTATTTCCTTTGGTTAGATGATCAGGTTATGACCTATTGGTCTAAATATTTGGATTTGAAGCACTCGTTTCCGGATGGTAGTTTCTGGAGCAAAGAAGATATGAAGAGTCTAGATGACTGCCTAATAGCTATTGAATACTTTGAAAAGTTTCAACAAGAAATATCTGATGAATATAGCTATAAAGAGATAGATGACTTCGTGCGAAGCAATCCGAGTATATGTAAAAGCTTCACTTTTTTTCGTTTTTTCTCTTGACAGAATCACTTTAAGGTGTTATAATAACATTATAAGAAAAGTTCAAAATGAGAAAAATTCAATATTTTCCTCAAAAATATTTAATTGACATTTCGATGGAGGAAATATGAAATTACTTGACATTTCGATAGGAGACTTAGTAACCCATCTGAGCCACGATCTTGGGATCGGACTTGTTGCCGAGGTAAGAACAGATGTTCCAACAGGTGCTTACAAATGTATTTGGTCTAAAGCACCGTTTATGACACTGTTTATTTGTGGTGACTGTCTGAAAATCCTCTCTTGAATTATAAGGATCACATGTGCGAGAGTTTCAAACGGACATTTTTTGTCCTTTACAATATCTCCACCTGTGATATATTATTAGTAACAACAGGAGGTGAATAATGAAAATAGGTGACTTAGTAACATACTGTGGAAATGGATACATGTATATTATTACAAAGATATATCCAACCTCAGAGGTTGATATTCTATCCCTAAGTACAGGAAGAATCTCCACCTTGCCATCTAATTGGCTTACTAAAGTCGAAACGGACAATTTCTGTCCTTTACATTCTTCAACCAACTCATTATAATATAAGTATAAAACAACGATGGAAGAAAAAACAAAGTTGGACATTTTTTGACCTTTACAAATTAACATAACCTGTTATACTATATCTGTCAAATTAATTTTAGGAGAAATCTATGAAAATAGGATCATTAGTAAAGAGCAAGTGGCAAATGGGCATTGTTGGAGTTATAATAGAACAAGTGGTGTATCAGCTCGATAACCACCCCCATCATTGTGACTATATCTCTTGGAGAGTTCATTGGATCGGTAAGAACTGTGTCTTTGAGAACACCCTAGAAGATCAAGAGGACTTAGAATTGTTATGAAAGTAGGATCGTTGGTAATGCTTAATCCCAAACTGTATATGGACATACACAGTAGGTTCGGTATTATCATACGAGTTATGGCTTGTGGAGAGAGGTTTCATGTTATATGGAATGACGATTCAGAGGCAATATTGAGCATATTTGACTTGGAGGTATTATGCGAATAGGAGACTTGGTAATGATAGGCGATAATGCCCTTATTATCACAGCCAACAAGTGGAGTGACGCAAGAAACCAATGGTATTGGGAGATTGCACCTGTGGACGATCCAAGGTATAGAACATGGTTGCCCGAAGATATAGTTCTCCATGCGTGGCGAGATTATATATGGTGGACAAAAAATGTCCTCGACAATAATATTAGGAATGGTTATATTATAAGTAACAAAGGAGGATAGCATGGTTTTCAACAAAGGACAGTTGGTTATTTGGATCGAGGACGATGGCGAATATGAACTTGGCATAGTTGTAATTCAATATGACAATTGCGATACAGAGGTCATGTTTGCAGATGGCTATCAGGCTTTAGTCTGTGGTTACGACATCAAAGAGGGCTATCTTATCCCATTGGAGGAACTATGCAAATAGGAGACTTGGTAAGACACAAAGAATACCCTAAGTTAGTGGGTGTCATTGTGAAAATACGAAAAAAAATAGGTCTGTGGGATACTCTTGTTCTTTGGATAGACGAGAGTGAACCCTGTTGGACAGGTAAAGACTATTTGGAGGTATTATGCGAATAGGCGATATAGTGAGATACAAGAACTGTTCCAAAGGTGGAGAGTTGGCTATAGCCACAGGGTTCTTTGCAAGAACTTTCGGAGAATGTTACGGTAAATTCGTATGGGTAGCAACAGGAAACAAATTTAATGAAAACTTAGAATATTTGGAGGTAGTATGCGAATAGGAACATTGGTAAGAATAGACCCCCACTGTCCAATCTCTATGGATATGAAAGAGGACGCTCCAGACGAATACATGAGAGAACTGGAGTGGTTAGGAGTGGTGGTGGACACCCTTGTCAACCAAGAAACGAATCTCTACATGGTACAATGGGGACACATGCCCCACCCTACCCCCGAATATGGGGATTACTTGGAGGTACTATGCGAATAGGCGATTTAGTAAGGATACGACAATCATTTAGTCAAAGTAAAGTTGGGAAACTGGCTATCATTGTGGACAAATGGAATGCTCGGAATGTAGTAATCAACATAGTAGATACTGGGCAACAATTTGAATTTGATATTAGAAAACTGGAGGTAATATGCGAATAGGAACATTAGTAATATGGACAGCTCATAGTGACGAGGACTATGGTTGTCTTGGGGTTGTTTTTAAAGCAGACGAGTGGCATTTTTCGGTCAACTGGGCTGATGGAGAGGTCGTGGACTACGAGTATGGGCACAAACATACAAATTATGTGGAGGTATTATGCGAATAGGTGATTTAGTTAGAGTATGTGATCGTTTGGACTTTATCTACCCCGAATATAGAGGGGTAGTGGGTATTATTGTCGATATAAGTGATTTAGGACGCAACAAGAGAGTAAGATGGTTTCACTCTGTTATTCGTGGAGAAGAATACACAGTTATGGACGAAAGGTTCTTGGAGGTGATCAATGAAAATAGGTGACTTGGTGAGAATAAAGAATGAACATATTGACGAAGACTATCTCAAAGATCTTGCTTGGGATTCATACTGGACAGGTAACCCGACACCCCCTCCCGAAGATAAGTGGATAGGATTAGTCATGGACTATCTCCTAGAAGATGGAAAGATCGTTGACAATATGATATACATACAGTGGACATGGAGTGGTCGTACCGTACTAGAGTACACTGAGCATTTGGAGGTAGTATGCGACAATTAGTTTACAAGGTTGGAGATCTTATCATCCAATTGAGGACAGGTAGACTTGGTTTGATAACAAAAATGGATCAAGACAATCCTTGGGGTGTCACAATTCAATGGGTGGACAACGACACCACACAGATCATGCACTGGACAAACATCGTCCATGAGGGTCTTTATAAAAAACGGACATAATTTG